CACAGCCACCACGTTAGTCATGCTGTCGGCATTGGGTCGGTTGACGGTGACCATGCCATCCGTTATCGCCGTTACCCTGGCCAGGCCATAGGCCGGCACTGTCCCCGCGTAACCGTTCGCCGCTGACATTTGACGTGGCCTCGCGAACGCACTGGCTGGTTGGTCGTTTCCCGGCACGACCGCCCCCAAAGGCAGTTGTTCGTAGGTTCTGACCGCGGTGCGCTCGGTCTGGCGCCTGACGTTTTCGGGCGGTACCCAGGGGTCGTGCTCGCTGGACTCGCTGGCTTGAGTCGTCGCTCCACTGGGACCGGCTGACCAGGTTATCTGGAGAATCGATCCGTCGAGCTTGAAGTTGTGGATTCCCGCGTAGGTCCGGCTGCCCGTCCTCGTCGGTACGTACTCGGTCGCCTTGATGGCAAGGATATCATCTAGAGCCGTGGTCACTCCACCCCAATTCATCAAAGCATCATCGCGGTACTGCAGGGCAAGGTGCGTGCAGTCAACGGTTTCTATCCCGAAGCTGCCGCCGATGTTCTTGTCGCGCGTGTGCCGTTCCCCGAAGACCACGCACCGCAGGTAGAGAACCGCGCGGCCGGGGGTATTCCCGGCCCAGGCAATGACCGGCTCGGAGAACTTCACAATGCCAAGCTGCTCATCGATGTCGAAGCGCTTCGGGTAGATCGTGTGAATGGTCGTGTTGCTACCCTGCATGGACTCCAGGTCATCGGCAAACTCGCCCCGGACGAAGGCCGGTCGGCGTTTGGTGATGGTCTTGAGTTGCTTGCCGTACATTTGTACGGTTTGAACCGTCTGGACAAGCTCGGACGATATCGGCAAGAGCCAATCCAGAAGCGGGTTTTCTCTTTCTACACCCTGGTGCTTCCACCCGGGGATTTTCTCTGGCACGATCCGGTACCATCTGAACACAGTCTGTTCTGCAAGTTTGCGCCTGGACGTTTCTAAGCCAAGCCCTGGTGTGGTTGTGTCAGAAATAGGAGTGTCGTCCACTTGCGAGAACAGCAAGAAGTCTTCCCCCCATCCACCGTTCGGCTCATAAGAGAGTTCGTCAATCGGTTTGATTGAGCCATCCACGTCCAGCCCGACCGGCTCCAAAAGGAACTCGTGCTCGTGTTCGGTGTGGCCGCAGATCGCGCGGAGAGTGCTTGGCCTCGGCAAAGGAGTGCTGCCTATCTCGTCGGCCAGTAGATATGGGCCAGCCATCAGGCTGTAGCCCTCGCCACGTTTGCAGAGCGACACCTTGCCCGTGGTCGGGTCATAGCAAATCAAGAGGTGATAACGGTCGCACAGCTCCGCCAGCGCCTGGGCCGGCTTGGTGTAATCCCACTCGGTCTCCGGGTACTGGTCCTTCGGCATAAGCTCGATATCGTGGTTGGCTTCCTCCATCGCCTCCAGACACATTACCGCCAGCTCCTGGGCGCTCTTGACCGACTCGGTCTGTTCCGTCCCAGGCACAGGCTTCTCGCTGTTCAGTCCGATGTTGTAGCGCCCCACCAGCACGTTGAAGCGCCATCGCCACCGCCGGTCAAGGAACTGCAGCCGCCACGTGGCCGAGCTGCGGTCAGAGCCGCGTTGGCTGAACAGACAATCCTTGAAGGTCAGCGCCCTCTCGCCATCGGTGAAGCTGATATCCGACACCTGCGGAACCTGGACGTCAAGCGGCGCGGTGACAATCGTCAGAACCGAGGGCGTGATGCCATGCGACAACGTGTAGCTGCCCTCCAGAACCTTGCCGGCGCCAGGCGCCCAGGTTACCCCGATCTGCCCCATGTTCACTCCGCCAGGGCGTCCGCAATCGTCTCGCCGCCGGCCAGGTCAACCGGCAACGCCACCCCCAACCGCCGGAAGAACTCGGAGAACGTCCCCGCCTCGTCGTTGGTCGTCGTGAAATACACCTTGTCCCCGACCGCCACCGCAAAGCCGACCCTGACCACCGCGTCGCTCATCGCCGCCAGCGAGGCCACCGTAACGCTGCCGGTCAACCCGGAACCGCCATCGGCAATCAGCACCTGTGCCCCCGTGCTCGTGAACGTCGCCGTGTGCGCCACCTTCACCGTGCGCGCCGCGTCGGAGTAAACGTCCACCCGCCAGTCACCGCCGCCCTCGTCGACCACGCTCGGGTAAACGTCCCCGGCCTGGCTGGTGTTTGTTCCCTTCGCCGCCCCGGTGAAGCTGTAGGCGGAGATCACCCCGCCGGCGTCGCCGATCAGCTTCGTCCCCGCCCCAGCCGTGTAGGCGCTCAGAAGCAGGCTGAAGAGCGTCTGCCCGTTGCTGTCCGCCCCCGCGTACTGCTCCCCGGTCGTCAACGCTCCCGACAGCACCCCGTGCAGGTGCGGCTGCCCCCGGACCTGCCAGGTCTCCGCCCCCGCCCCGCCGGCAACGCTCGTGCACTCCAACTCCCAGAACTCGTCCGTCAGCAACTGCGTCAGTCCGGACGGCGTGGCCAGGGCGCATGTCCCGGCGTTGTCCGGATCATAGGTCGGCGTCGTCGCCGCCACCGCCGAACCGTCGATAGACTCTTCCGCCTCCGTCATATCCTCAGCCAGGTCCGCCAGCACATCCGCCAGGCTGAAGCTCGACCCCGTGAACCCGATGGCCTTCGCCAGCGTTCCGGTGATATAGTCCTCGGCATTTCTCTTGAACTGCGCCTTGTTGTTCTCCATCCCCGCGTTGATGTTCTCGCGCGTGGCCAGCACCGCCGCCAGAAGCTCCACCTCGGCCTCGGAGTCCTTCAGGATCGCGATTGCCTCTTCAACCGTGGTCACGATCCCCGCCCGGTCCGTCTCCACCTGGTTGAAGAGCTTGACCAGCTTCCCCAAGTTGGCGAAATGTATCGCGTAGTTTGCGCTGCTCATGGCCATGTCCGCTATCTCCTATCACACACCCCACAGGTGGGGGTTTGCCGTCATGTAGGCCGGAAGCTCGAATTCGTAGGTCCAAGACACCCCATAGTGCCGGTAACTGCCGTCCGCCTGGCGCTCCGGCCCGGCCCTGGTGATCTGCCGGCGATCCAACCGTTCGAAACTGTTGAAGAGCGGACTCGGCGTCAGCGGCCAACTCGCAAGCCCCATAGCCGACCCGCTCTGGACGATCTGCACGGGGGTTCGCCGGTTGACCGTCTGCTGGATCGGTAAGCCATCAAGCGGTACCAGTGTGACGAACCGGGAACCCCCGGTGCCTGTGATGGTGACTGACTCCTGGAACGCCTCCAGGTTGGCCGCGCTGCCATCCTGGAAGTCAGCCTCGACCGTGAGGCGAAACGACCGCCGGTTGGCGTATTCCGGGCCCCCGCCCTCCGGGTAGGACGGCGCTTCGATGACCCGGCACCCGCCAACCGACGCCGAAGAATTCAGCACCCGGATAGACGTTGCCCCGTCATAAAGCCCCAGGCTCTGCCCGTCGCTCGCGTAAGCCGCCTCAAGCGTCGCGATCTTGCCGGCCAGGTCGGACGGTCCGGTGCCGATGATCCACCCATCCACCGTCCAACGTTCGGTGTAGCCGAACCGCCGGCCGGTGCTGTCCCGCTTCGGCGTGCGCTGCATCTGCACCGCGCATGTGCCGTCCCCGTGGGAGTAGGAACCGTATTTCAGTATCACAGCGCCGCCGCTCCCGCCACCGCCTGACTGGATTGCTGGCCACTACGCAGCGACCCGGTCAGCTTGCCTATCGATGCGTTTATCACTTCCCAAATCTTCGGCAGCACCTTTTCTGTGATCTGGCTGGCCAAGCTCGGCCCGTCGATCTCCAGCTTGGCCGTGATCTCGTTCTTCATCACCGCCTGGACATCCACCTTTTCGAGCATCCCCGAGACCAGCCCCGCCCCCAGCTCCTTGCTGGCCAGCCGCTCGGCGAACCCCTGCCGTTTGACATATTCCTTGAGCAGGCTGCTCTTGCCGACAACGTCCATCTCGGAGCCGGACAAGCCCTCAAAGGCCGCCTGCCCGCTGCCCTGGAGCTTGGCCAGCACCTTGCGCACCTGGCCCCGCTCAAGCGCGTTCATCAGCCCATATTGCTCGGAGATCGTCCTGGCCAGCTTCGCCGCGCTGTCCGCCCCGGCCTTGTATTCCCCCATGATCTTCGCCACGGCCTTGCTCCGCTCGGTCTCCGCCCTGGCGATCTTCTCCACCGCCGTAACCTGTTTGCCCATCTCTTCGGTCACCTTGCCGACTTCGGGCGATTGGAGCGCTTCGTTCATCCGGCCCGCCGCGTCGCGCTCGTCGAAAGCCTTCCGCCAGCGCTCCTGGGCCGTTCCCGCTACGTCCTTGGCATAGGCCGCGTCGCTGCTCTTCTTCCGGCCGGGCAGCACCCAGGCCAGCGGGCTTGTCATCTTCGCGGCTGTCTCCACAAACGCCGCCAGCCCCTCGCCGCCCTCCAGCACCGCCGCCAACCCCTCGGCCACGTCGCCCAGGAAGTCCGCCAGCTTCGCCACCGCCGGTCCCAGCGCCGTAACAACCCGCGTGAGGCTCGGCAGCACCTTCTGCCCGACCTCCACCCCTGAGACCTTGATGTCGTTGAGCGCTTTTTCGAATTTGAATGCGTCCGACTCAGCAACCTTCTTGAACGCCTCGCCAGCCGCTCCCTGGGAATTGGTCAGCGTGTCAACAACCTCGACATAGGTTCCCGCCTGCTCCCCGGCCAGCGCCAGGACCGCCGTCAACCCCCGGACGTTCTCAAACAGGGCGGACAGGGCTTCGGTGTTCCCCCCGGTCTTCTCTCGGATGTCCGCCAGGAACCCGGCGAAGCCTTTCGCTTTCAGTGCCGCTGCCGAGAAGTCGATGCCAAGCAACTCCGCCACCTTGGCCGCTTCCTCGGATGGCTTTATGACTGACGTCATAACCCCCTTGAGGTACGTCACCGCGTCGCTGGTCTTGTTCCCGCCCAGCGTCAAAGTCCCTACCGCCCCGAAGAGATCCTCAAGCGATATGTTCAACTGCGCAGCGAACGGCAGCACCTGCCCCATGCTCGCCGCCAGCTCGGAATACGTCGTCTTGCCTTTTTCCACCGTCTTGAAGGCAACGTCGTTGATCCGGTCAACATCCTTCACGGTCATGCCATAGGCATTGAGCACGTTGGTCGTCATGTCGACCACTTCGGTAACCGATGCCACAGCGCCTATGGCGGTCTTGGCCGACTTCTCCACGAACTGCATGGCTTGGCCGGCTTCTACACCCGAAGAAACCGTCTGATAAAGCGCCTTGGCCAGCTCTTCCGGCCCCTTGCCAGTCCCGCGCGAGAGGTCCAATATCTGCTTGTTCAGAGCCGCCATGTTGACCTGTGTCGTGTCAACGATGGTGGATATCTCAGCCATCGCCTTGCCAAACGCCAGCGCATCCTGCGTCCCGCGCACCAGCCACGCCGTGAACGCCGCCGCCCCGGCTCCCAGCGTCCCCGCCACCAGGTACTTGCCGACGTTGAGCGCACCCTTCTGCAGCCCGTCAATCCCGGACTGCATCTGCCGGATGCCCTTGTTCCCATCAGGCCCCAGCTTCGAGCCCAATCGGATCAACACCGCACGTTCAGCCACCCAACGCCTCCACTATCGCTCGATTGACGCTTCGCGTCGCCATGAGCTGCTGCACTTCCCTGGCCGTCTCTTCCAGCCGGTAGAACGCCCAGGCGGTCTGTTCGTCGATCTGCCCCACATCGAAGCCCTGGACGTGGAATCGCCACCTGCGGTAGACTGCCAGGTTCTCGGGCGTCCACGCGAACCGCTTCGGACAGATACCGCACTGCGGTTCGTCCCGCGGCCCCCGCAGCCGGTACCGGCCAAGCTCAACGATCGGCTGCCCGCGTTGCTCCGGGTCGGGATTGCGGAAGTTGTGGTGCTCGTACTTCCGGCAGAAGTCACAGTCCCGCCTTTCGTCCTCGGGCCGCAGCCAGTGCAGCCGCAGCCCGTCCGTCAGTTTTTTGCGGCGTCCCCGGCACCGACGATGGTCGCGGAAATCTTCCAGAACGCAGCTTCGCACCCCTTGGCCAGCGCCACCAGCGATTCGAAGCCTGGCTCCTGCGGCAAAGACCACCACTCCAGGTGATCCGCCGTAAACCTGACCGCCAGCTCCCCCCGGTGCGCCAGGCTGTCCCTGCCGCCAATCGAGGTCATCTTGGCCCCGACTGACGCCAGCCCGTCCGGCACGCGAAAGCGGATGGTGAAAGGCTCGAAACCGGGAACCTCAATCCTGGCCTCCCGCGTCTCCGGCTTCGTGAAGTTGAAAACAACGGGCTTAAGCTTTTCTCTCTTGCTCATGGTCCATCTTCCCCCTTATGTGTAGGTCAACGTGCAGATGTGGCTTTCGCCGGTCTTCAGCCACGCGCGCAACTTCAGCGTGTCCTTGCGCGACTCCACCCCCGCGCCATCCGGCCATTTGGCCGGGTTCACAACGGTCATCTCCAGACAGGCAATCGCCAGCGAGTGGACCCCATCGGTGAAGGTGAGGCTCACCGCCAGCGGCGTGTTGGTCCCGGCCAGGGCCAACAGGTCGGCAAAGGTGTCGGCGTTCTGGTCGAACGCGAGCTCAAGCTCGACCTTCTGGATCGCCTTCTGCACCGTGCTCCGGACCAGGCTGTTCAGGAACCGCTCTTCGAGCGCGTTGTCCAGCCGGAACTTGAAGCCGCTCGGGAAGTAATTGTTCCCGCCGATGCTGCAGGCCGACAGGTCGGCAAAGCGCATCCGGTCCGGCGGAGTCAGCGCCGCCACGCTGCCGGAATCAGCCTCCGTGGTACCCAGGAGTTCCAGTATCCAGTCAAGCGGCTCGTTCTCCTGCCCGGAGATCTCCAGCGCCGCCAGCCAGCATGCCGCGTAAGTGTAGATGTCCACCCCGCGGTCAAGCACCACATCCGCCACCTTGGCCGTCGGGTTCGCCGCCGGCGTGTGTACCCCCGCCGCGTTGTCCAGGAAAAGGGCCAAGAGGGCGGAAGCCTGTGCGTAGCTCGGCCGCACCGTGACCGATCCCTTTACGTCGATCTTCTTGATCTGCCGGCCATCCTTCCCTGGCTTGTCCGTCCCGATCATCGCGGTCTCGCTGGGCTCATCCCAGGCGTTTTCCGCCTTCAGCGACTCCTGGGTGACCAGCAGCACGTTGCCGCCGATTGACCCCGCACAGTCATGCCCGAAAGTCAGTGCCTTGCTCTTGTCCGCCATCGCTCTTTCTCCTCACCCCCGCGACCGCAGGGTTACGAACTCAAAGGTGAGCACGCTCACCCACTGGAAGCGCTCCCATAGCACCTCCAGGTCAACCACTCCCGAATTTGTCTCTTTCTCGCACGCCGCCTCGGGCAACGCCACCAGGCGCTTGCCCAGGAACTGGTCCCGCACCTGCTGCCGGATCAGCATCTCGGCCGCCCGTTGCAACGTCGTTTTCGACCGCTCACAGAACGCCACGTTAACCCGGTACCGGACCTCGTTGACCTGGCTCCGGTTGGCTTCCGCGTCGTCATCGTCGGGAAAGACCTTGAAACACGATGTGTTGACTTCGTCGAAGTCCGGCGGGATTTCCTTGGTTGCCACCACCGGGTCCCCGCCCGCATCGGTCAGGCCCAGGGCGGTCAACTGCCCGGCCACCGCGTCCATGATCCGGTCGATCTCCGCCGCGCTGCCGTCGGTCGGCATGCAGTAACGCGGTTCCAGCCACTCGCTGGTCAACTCGCCGCTCCTGATATAGACCGTAAGCCCATACCCCTGTTCGTTGGTGAGGCCAGGGACCACCAGGTCACCGGAGCCAACGCGTTTCAGCGCCTCGCTCTCAGCGGACCATGTAGCTGTCGGCAGGAACCGCCGGAATCTGGCATAGACCACGTCCGTCGGGTTGGGCGTCGTGAGGTGCAGCGTCACCTGCCCGTCCCCGGGCGTGGGCGCGGCGGTCCAGGTGGGCGGGGCGGGTTGTTCGGCGCCGCCGCCGGTCTCAACGTCGGTCTCAAGGCCGAGCGTGACCAGCCCAAGCCCCGCGCCAGGTCCGCTAACTGCCATCCGTCACCTCACTCTGCCCACGTCGGCGTCCACGTGTATGGCCCGGTGCCGGTGCGGGCCAGCGTGACCAGGAGATTGCCGGCAGCGTCGTAAACCTGCACTTCGGTGCCGGCCGCGTTGACGATCTTCTTGCCGGCCGTCGCGCCAAGTATTTGCCCGATCTCGGCATCCACGTATGCAGCCAGGGCGGCGAGTTGTGCGTCGAGATTGGCCGAGGCCATTCCCACGGCGGTGCGCACTCCGGCCGCGTCCAGCGTGCTGAGGCCGCTCTGGATTTTGGTCACAGCATCAGCCTTGACCGCGGCGGCGGCGATGGCGTCCGTTGCGAACTTGGCCGAAGTAAGGCTGCCGTCGGCCGGGACCACAACCCCAGGTGTCGCGCTGGCCGTGGTGACCACCGTTACCGCTGCCGGGATGCACCCGGACTTGTACGCCACCACGCAGAAGTCCGTATAATTGGTCTCGGCCTGCGTCGGCGTGTAGTAGACGATGCCGCTGCTGCCGCCGTACGCTACGGTTCCGCCGCCGGCGGTCTCGTCGCCCCCGTTCGGCCGCACCACGACCGAGCAGCCTGATGTCTGCACCGCACCGTCCGATATCTGCACCACCGGCCCGACAGCGATGCGTGGGGGAGCTGCGGCATTTCTTGGGTACATCAGCGAAGTCCTCCACCAAGGATATGACACTGTTTGCGAGTCCAGGCGCCTTTGAACGAGACTGGAGCCAGGTCCAGATGCTGCACGTCTCCGGTGACCCTATACGAGGAAGTCCCCCCATAGCACACACACGACATAATTGACCGATACGCGGAGGCCGCCTGCATCAAAATGGTCAGTGTGTCGAGGAGGGAAGAGAACGCCGCGTCGGAATACGTATCCATATACACACGCCCGTAACTCCCAATACTGCGGTCGTGGCGCATCTGGTAGTAGCGTCGGACATTAAACGCATCATCCCAGTAGTCGGTCTGCTGCAGACCGGCCCCATATACCTCGTGCAGCACGGTGCGAGAGCTGGGGCCAGCTATCTTGCCGATGCGAAAGCCCAGCAACGAATACCCGTTAGCGAACATATGGTAGAAATCTTGAGTCCCAGAGTATGTGGTCATGATTATCGGGAAGATGATGCCAGCATCATCACCATCGCTCACAATGGAGTCCACCCGGAAGGACACATTTGCATTCCAATATCTCGCGCCGAAATCTTTGGACATCAGCCAGTCTGTGTTACGCGGGGCGTTCACAACGCTAACTTTCGTCGCACTGTCTACAGTGAGATATCCGCCGGTATCGGTCTCAGTGTACGTGGTATAGTCCTCGTACGGGTCAATGTGGAGGTCCTGCGCACCGATGCGCGGCAGCTTCTCCACATCCACCCATGCGTCCCAGGAAGAGTCTGCTGCGCCGGCACGCTTCTCGGCTACCCGGTTGGCATAGAGTGCCTTGGCTTCGTCTGACTCCTCGTCGTACGGCATCCGCAGGTCGCGCAGCGAGTCCAACCGACCGAAGACGGACGCTTGCCTAGGATTGAATTCGGTGGCACGCCAGTACTCGAAGCGCAGCATGTCCGGTTCGTCCCGCTTGTTGACCTGTGCACTGCGGGCATTGTGCCAAAGCCGCAGCCGCTCCAGCGCACGGAGGCAGTATGCCCGCTTGTCGGCATCAGTCCTGGCCGCGATGGGCAGCACGATGCACATCTCAGCCCCCCCACCCCTGCCGGCGCCGGACCCACCACAGCCAGCCGACATATCCGGCCCCCGCCAGGACGATGATGCCAGCAATAGCTTCCGCCATCGCTCAGACTCCGAAGAGTTTCCGGCCCGCCAGAAAGAGCAGGTAGCCTGCTGAACCGCTGCCGCCCGCTACGACAATCCCGATCAACCACCGCAAAACCGGATCGTGCCAACTGCGGCACTTGCTTTCGCACCGCACCAACCGCCTGTCGTGATTCAGGAGCACCGCGCCAACACGGTCAAACTTGGTCATGAGCAGATGCGCCCGCCCGGCCTCGCTCATCTTCTCCAGCTCGTCAACGCCCGGCGTCTCGCCCAGGTCGATGCCGTCAACCTGCATGGCCGTCCCCCTGCTACGGCTGAGGTTTCAACCCCAGCCACTTCCTCACCTGGTCAATGCGCTTGTCGGATCCACTGTCAATGAAGTCTCGAAAGTGCGTGCGGTAATCGGCAATCGTGGGCTTCAGCGGCTCCACCGCCGCCACCACGCTACGTAACGCCCGGTTGTCGGTCCGCCAATTCCAGATCGCCAGCGCCACCCCCGCCGCCAGAACGGCCAGCCCGATCCAGATCAGGTACGGCACAAGCTGCGCCAGCGCCCAGGCCAGCCCCGCGACCGCCAGACACGCCAGCGCCCCATAGACCGCCCATCTGCGGGCCAGCGGCAGGAAGATCGCCAGGGCCGCGCACCCCAGCGTGCCAAAGAGGCTGATGCCGATCACCCAGCGCAGCTTTTGCCGCTGGTCGGCTATGTCCTTCTGCCGGATCGCCACCTTGAGCCCGTCGCGCTCGGCCTCCACTTCGGCCAACCGCTGTTCCATCGCCTCGCGCGTGCGCGGCAAGGGGTTGCCAGGCGCCGGCCTCGCCGCCGCCGAGCACCCCGCCACGGCCAGGACCGTCAGGAGCACCGCCGCGAACCTCACCGCAGCCCCCGCTTGGCCGCGTAGCCCTCGTATCGGTCAGCCATGTACTTCTCGATATAGGCCACGTTACCGGAGTTGAGGCCAACCACCGGCCGGGCCGGCACCCTCGCCGCCCCCCGGAATCTTCGGATGATGCTCCGGAACACGCTGCGTTTGCTGCCCTCGCGGTACTGCCCGCCGAAATGCAGCGCTTCAATCCATCGCGTGCCCCTGGTGTAGCCGTAAGTCACGCTGGTTGCCGAAACCCTGACCGCCCCGCTTCCGGGCTTCGTCAGAAAATCCCAAATCCGCCGGGCCTTCTGCTTGCCCGATGTCCGTATCAGCGCCTTCTGCGCCTTGAACGGTGGCCCGTAGCGCTCGCGGAACGCCATCGCCCGGCGCTTGCCGTCCATCGACGTGATCTTGGCCGTCATGACAGCCGGATAACGCCCCGTCCTGACGCTGGGGAGCCTCTGCTTCGGCCCGATGCTCGGCAACGGCCCCCGGTTCACGATTATGGGCACCACATCGCCCACCTTCGGCCGCGGCTCGGAGTATGTCGGCTGCCAGGGCTGGCCATCCGGCCCCACGTGCGCCTTGAGCCGCTGCCGGTGCTCTCCCCGGATGTACTTCCCCAGGTGCTGCATCGCCCCGCGGACGGCGTTCTTGCCGAAGCCCTTGAGCCTCTCCGCCCAGGCGTGGAACTCGGGAACGGTCATCGCGCTCACGAGTCCACCTCGATCACGGGGATCCGCCACTCGTCCGTGCCTTCGAGATAATCCGCCCCCGCCTGCACGTCGTACTCTGCCCCATCCCCATCGGTGACCATGTCCCCCCGCCGGGGCTCGACCTCCGCGCCGTTCAGGACCAGGTCAGACGCCTTCACCGTGAACTCAAGCCGGTGCGCCCGCGCGTAGACCCCTTGCGCGTCCACCACGTCCGCCCCTTGGCTGTTTCTCAGCGCTGTAAGCGTCACTGCCAGCCCTTCGCGTGAGTAGGCGACCGACTCACCGAAAACGCCGGAAAAGGCCGGCAAAGCGGCCTTGGCGGCGACCTGGAAGGGGTTGTCCGGCACGGGGAACCCCGGTCAGGCCTGGACCACCTGGCCCAGGAGATCGGCCTTCTGGACCCGGAAGTCCGGAATGCCGTCCACATCCACCACCACGGTCTTCCTGGTGACGCTGACCACCGGTCCGGACTTCTCCTGGCCGGCGCGGATGAAGGTCACCACCTGACCCGGCCGGACCTTTTCCGGATCAAAACCAGCCCCGCGGTCAATCAGCCTCGTGGCCGGGACCGGGGCAGCCTCCGGGGCAGGGGGCGGGGCAGGGGTAGGGGCGTCAACAGTCGCCACCACCGGCGCGCCCCAGACATACCCGCAGGCCGGGCATGCCGCCCGGACGAATCTCTTGCCCTGGTAAAGGTAAGGCTCGCCCTTGATCTCGGCCGCCTTGCCGCATTCCGGACATTTCATGGGAAGCTCCTTGCAGAAAAGGCCGCGAGGCGGGCCGGCTCCGCAGTAAGGAGCCGGCCCAGCCTCGTTATCGTGCCGATCAGGTCGCCGGAACGACCTCGACAATCAGGTTGTCGAGCTGGACCTCGTTGTCGGCGTGCGCCGCGCTCCAGGTCGCGGTCACGGTCACGTCGATGCTTCCCGAGAGATCCTCGGCCGCATCGGCCTTGGCGAAGGGCTTCGCCGTCACCGTGCCCGGAACACCCAGGGCGACCACGCCGCAGGCACAGAGGTGCCCGCCGGCGCCAGCGATCCGGACCACCACCGCCGCGTCGATGTAGAAGAGGTCCCCGTCGGCCACGTCCACCGCGCCGGTGGCGACGATCTCCTCGGTGCCGACCTTCAACTTGACGTTGAGCGTGTCGGCCGCGTTGTTGTCGTTGACCTTGCCCTGCGCGCGGATGCGGATCACATCGCCGGCCGAGAGCGACGCCCCGACCAGGGTGGCTTTCTTGTCGAAAGCCGTCTCGTCGGTCGTGTTCTCCACCTCGGCACTGGCCGCCACGTTGGCGGATGCAGCGCTGATGTTCCCCACCTTCCGCTCGTTGAGCGCCACGTAACAGTGCCGATCGTTCGCGCCGGCCGCGGACACGGTCTTACCCATGTACACGTCGCCGGTGGCACTGCACGGCGTGCCGGTGGCCGCGCCGGTGGTGGCCGTCCCCAGGTAGGGGTTGCCATCGGCGTCGAACCAGACGTCCGCGCCGGCCGCGAAAGCCTCCTGCTTCTTCTCGACCTTCACGATGCCCTCGACCAACGCGCCCGTCTGCGCGCCGTTGGCCACATCGCCGACCAGGACGCCGCACCGGCCATCGTCAACCTTGACCACCGCCCCGCCGAGCTTGTCGGCGGAAGCGGTGTAGTCGAGAATCTCACCCTGCTGGTGGATTCTTGCCTTGGGAGCACTCATTTCATTCCTCGCTTTCTCTCAATGCCCTTGATGGCCGCAGCGCCTACGCGCCGGCCATCAAGACCGCGCCGCGCGGATCCTGCTGCGCAACGCCGAAGTCCTGGTATCCGCGGAACCCGATCCCCAGCCGATTCGACGGCAGCCCCACCTGCTCGATGGTCGGCGTGTCGACGCCGTTGAGGAATGCCAGGTCGAAAGCCGCGATGTCCGCCGGGTCGGCGAACAGGTACCACCCCGTGGAACTGACGCTGCCGTGGAAGCCCGTCGCGGACAGGTACGGGCTGCTGAGCGGCTCGTACTTGCCGGCGTGGATGTTGGCCTCGCCCTGCACCGCCGCGGCGTTGGTGGCGCCCAGGGCGGTAACAATGAGGTTCTGCGACTTGTACAGCCGCTCCGCCGTGGCCTTGAGCTCCGGCGGCACCAAGAGGAACTTGGGGAGAACCAGTACCGGCTCGCCCCTGGTGTCGGTCATCTTCTCCATGAGCCCGACCGCCGTGGTGAGCGCGGTCTCGCCCAGGGCCGTCCCGGCACCCGAAGAATAGTTGCCGTTGCCCGACCCGAAGAAGGTGCCGGTGTTGTCGAGGATGAGCGTGAAGCCGGCCCGCTCCAGCGCCAGGGCCGCCCCGCGGCCGATGGCCCTCGGGATCCGCAGGAACGCGCCCATGTCATCGTTGATGATCATCTGGCGGTCCAGCTCGAAGAAGATCCCGTAGGTCTCCGCCTGCTGGGTGAAGCTCTGCTCGTCCACGTCGCCGTGCTTGAGCTCGCCCCCGGCAACCACCTTCTTGAAGGTGAAGTCGCTGGTCAGCCGGTACCGGGTGTGCTGCTTGAAGTCGCTCACCTGGCTGATGGAGAAAATCCGCCTGACCACGCTCTGCGGAGCCAGGTAGGCCTCCAACATGGCCTTGTGGGCCACGTTGCTGAGGATGCCGGTGAGGCTCAGACTGGTGGCCGCCGCCCGAATCCACCGGTCGGTGCCTTCCTCGCGCCGGCTCAGGACGATCCCGTCCAGCGCCGCCGCCTCGGCCATCAGCGCCCGCAACGGGATCCGCCGCATGCGCTGGGCCGCTTCCAGCGTGCGGGCGTCATAGTCCCGCTCCAGCCTGGACTGCGGAAGCTGAGCCTGCATGCAGGCCGCCGCCTCCAGCGCCCTGGCGTCGGACCCCGGTTCGCTGCGCTGCAGCCCCGGCCCGACCGGTCGCACCGCCGCGTAGCTGGCCTTCAGCACCTCGCGGTTGAACCGGGACTCGTCCCAGCCCTCGGCGATGGCCGAAGCGCGAAGCTCCTGCACCCGCTCCCTGGTCTCCTTGGCGCTGCACCAGCCGGCGTTGACCGCCGCCATGTAGCCCCGCTCGATGGCCGCCACGCGCGTGCGCTCGGTCGCCACGGCCGTCTGGGCCGCCTGCAACGGGTCAGCCTGACCCTCGTTGACCGGAGCCCTGCCGCTGGCATTCTCCGGCTCGCCGCCCGAAGCCGCGGCCCCGGCCGCAGCCCCTGTCTCGGCATCGTACTCCGCCTTGAGCTCGCTCAGGCGCTTCTCCTCCAGCCCTTCGGGGTCGATGCCCTTCCCCTGGAGCCATGCCTTGAACTTGGGATCCATGTCTTCCTCCTTCATGCTGGCGGCTATCGAGCCGCTCGTCTGCCCGTCGGCCCCAAGGGCCACAAAGCTGATTTCGCGCACCACCCCGGACCTGACCACAGTGATCGGTCCCTTCACGGTGCGCCCGTTGACCTTCGTCGAAGCCCCCGCCCTCACGTCCTCAAGCACGAGGGTGGACGGGTCCATGCCGATACTCGATTGCCAGGGGAAGCCGTTCTTGCCGCTGGCCACCACCTCGGCCGCGGCCGGGCCGGCGCCGCTGACCACGCCGCTGGCCACGATCCGGCCCTTGACCGCCTTGGCCTCGCCGTGGCCCACCACCTGGCCCGAATCGTGGTCGCGCAGGACGCGAATGGGGTTGGCGAACGCCACCCCGGCCAGGTCAACCATCACCCGGCCGTAGTACCCGATGAACATCGGCCCGCCGGTGTAGCCGACCATCTCGAAGGCCGGGAGCTTCGCGCCCTCACCTTCGGCCGCCGCGGCCTCAAGCAGCCTGGCGCTGCCGAGCTCGCCCACCAGCCGGAACGGCCGCCCCTCGCGCTGCGCGCCAGCCGCCCCGGATGCCAACAGCCACGGTCTGCTCGATGCCACTTCCTACCTCCTCGACATGTTGGCCAGGGCCTCGGCAATGCGCTCGGGGTCAACCCGGTCGGCAATGGCCTCGGCAATCCGCTCCGCCATAACCCAGCCCACGGCGTCAATGGAGCCCTCGCCGTTGCGCGGCTCGCTGCCCGGCTCGGGCAGCAGCTCGTACTGCTTCAAGAGCTTTTGATCCCTGGACATCTGGCGGAGCCCCTCTTCGGCGCTCAACCCCTGCCGCGCCCATTCGATGCTCAGGTTGGTCGTCTTGTTGGCCAACCGCACCTGCTGCGCCATCGCCTCTTTGTAGGGGTCCACGTGCTCGATACCGTCGAAGTGCCACGTGTGCGGCTCGGTTGCGCCCGGCTCCCAATCGCGCATGTGCTGCGCGCGGGGGGTGAACTGGTAAAAGTCGTTCCACCGCGCGTAGATCGTGGAACAGTCCAGCCCCAGGTCATACTGCGCCGTGTCGATCCACTTGAAAAACGCCTGGTGATCCAGCCGGCCGGAACTGTAATTGTACGCCGAACTATCGCCCAGGCTGATGTTGTTGGGCTCGTACAGGCACCGGCCCATCTCGTTGAGAATCTCGCGCTTGAACTCGCGATAGGTCGACGCCGGCTGTTGTGCCTGCATCTGCGCCATCTTCCAGCCGGCCGGCAGCGTGAGCCCGGAGCCGTACTCCAGCGATACGGCGTCCATCGGGTCCACCTCGACCGGCGCAAGCTGGGGATGCTCGGAGTAGAGCAACCAGGAGAAGCTGGCCACGTTCTCAGCGGCGGTCAGCACCGCCAGCGTGTACCGCCGGAGCTGCGCCCCCAGCCGGAACGCCGGGCCGATCTCGCACACCCCGCGCTTCTGCGCCCGCAGCGGCCGGAAACGGTGTAGGATTTCCCCCGCCGGCTTGTTCTCGTACTCGCCCATGAAGGTCAAGTACCCGGTCAGGAAGGCCGACCCGCCAGGATGCTCCTTGAGCACGTCGTAAGACAGGGGGTTGCCGATCTCGTCGTACTCGATGCCGTCGGAGTAGTACTTGCGGCGAAGCTTGTCCATCTGCCCCGTGACCCGTGCCGCTTCGACCACCTGAATGTCGAGCTTCACCGGATGCCGCAGCCGGGGGTTGATGACCAACGCCAGGAAGCATTCGCCGTCCTGGGTTTCGAGGATTTCGCACAGCCGCAGCTTCTGGCCCAGGCGGACCTCGCCGGCCCAGGCGTTGAACGAAGCCTGTTTGGCCTCGTCGTAGCTCTGACTGCCGCCGGCCTCGCTGGTATCGAGCTGCAACCTCGGCAGGCGCCCCACCACGTAGAGCGCCCGGGTGTCAACCATCGCCCGCAGATAGGCGTTGTTCCGGAGCTCGTAAGCCGCCCGGTTGCGCAGCGTCGCCCGGACCTGCGGCGAGGCCTCGGCGTCGCCCGACGTGCCCCTGGCCTCGTTCCAGACTTCCTTGAGCTGGTTGTCATTGCGTGCCGCATCGTAGGTCGCGCGCGGTGCCGGCCGGTGATGCGAGAGCCGGATCGGCCGGCCGAACTCGTCCAATATGGACAGCGCGTTGGCCCGGAACCGGGCAGGGGCGGAAAGTTCAAGCGTGCGCTCGCGCATCAGCTCTGCCCCCCGGTCGTCACCGTGCCGCCGTTGTGGATCGGGGAAATACGCATCCCGCGCGCGCCCGTGCCATCGGCCAGCGCCGCGTACTGGCTGCGGGCCTCGCGGAGCTCGGTCAGGCTGGTATAGGTGATGCTCCTGTCGCCGAAAGACAGCGTCTGCGCTCCGCCCCCGGCCAGCATCGCCAGGATCGCGGCATCTATCGCTTCGACTATCGCGCTCGCGCTCGTACTCATTCCTGCCCCACCGAGGCGCTGACCAGGGCCAAAAAGAAAGCGGGGCTGTCGAAGTGTCGGCTCCGACAAGCCCCGCTTCTTTCTGCTTGCGCCGGCTGGGTGGTGGCCGCCACCCGGTCCGGACCCTGAATCAGACTACCTCATGCCACCCGCCTCCGGTTGTCCCGCGCCTCATGCCTACACTTTGACGGAAGGAGAGGGGGAAGGCAAGAAAAATCTCCTTCCAGATTCCGCGTGGCGGAAAATAGGTGCAAGCTGCGATCCGTGACGCTGAAGCCGAACTTGGCTTTTCCCGGTTCAGCAGACCTATCAGGGTGCTGGAAAAGGCCGGAGGAGCAGTTACCGGACTGTCCGCCGAAGCACCGGTGTTGCGCAACCGCCAGATGTGCAGCGCCATGCGTCAGGCATTCGGCAGAACTTGACATGGGCCGCGCCCACGGCAATAATCACTTTTCGCTGTGCCGGGCGGCCTGTGGCCATCCGTGGACCCGCTAAAAGATGGGCTTGTCCTGATCGTTGTTCGACCGAAAGGATAGCACATGGCGATTTCAATCTACTGCCCTCACTGCCACAAGCACACCGAATTGAGCATCGCTCCTGCAAAGTGCGATGCCCATGGGCGCCCCCACCAGACCCAGGCCGTCTGGCGCACGGAAGATGGTCGGAAGTGGTGGATCGGCGTGTGCAATTCATGCCAGCAACCATCGCTGGTCCAAGATCGCGGCATTCATGTGTTTCCTCAACCATTGCCCAATCCAACAGACCCCAATGTCCCGAAAGATCTGGCCAGCGACCTGAATGAGGCAAAGATGTGCTTTGCTGTTCAGTGTTATCGAGCATGTGCGGTCATGGCTCGAAGGTGTATCCAGAATGCCTGCATCGCAAAAGGCGCGAAGACAGACAATTTGGTTGCCCAGATCAAGGAACTCACAACATCTGGCATGATCACTAAAGACGTTGAGGAGTGGGCCACAGTCGTACGCTGGATCGGAAACGACGCGGCTCATCCAAACAAGGATCAGGTAGCGAAGGAAGATGCTGAGGACGTGCTCGAGCTGGCAGAGCAGTTCCTTCATGTAATCTTTGTAACACCTGCACTCGCCAAAGCGCGGAAGGCGGCGAGAGGGAAATGAAAGGTCGAACCATCGCCTGCACCGTATTCCTCACTCGCGGCGGGTTCGAAATCCGGTGAGGCGTGACGTTGGGAACTGGAAGAAATGAACACAGACAAAGCCATACGTGATCCGCGAAAGCGCAATCAGTCCGTTCCAAACCTGCCGCTGAGCCCAGACGTTAGCCCAATAGCACTCAAGGCAACCGATGATCACAGGACAGAAAGCGAAGGGAAGCGTAAATGGTACCGGGTAAGCCGCTGAACCGAAGCCTGCACGCCGCCAGGGCGGCCAAGCAGGACGAGTTCTATACCCAGCTTTCCGACATCGAGAAAGAGCTTGTCCACTACAAGACGCACTTCGGGGACAAGACTGTTCTGTGTAACTGCGATGACCCGCGCGTCAGCAACTTCTTCAAATACTTCGTCAACAACTTCGAGAGGCTGGCGCTGAAGAAGCTGATTGCGACGAGCTATCAGAACGACAAGCCCGATCTGTTTAGCCAGCACAAATCAGGCAAGGGCATCTATTTCAAGTACAGCGGTGAACAGAAGAAGCAGCGTCTTCCCGACCCCGCGAAGATCATGCCTCGCAAACTGCAAGGCGACGGCGACTTCCGCAGCGAGGAATGCGTCAGCCTGCTCAAGCAAGCCGACATCGTCGTCACCAACCCGCCGTTCTCGTTGTTCAGGGAGTACGTTGGGCAATTGGTTGAGCACGATAAGAAGTTCGTCATCTTGGCGAATCAGAACACTCTATCAACCAAGGACATTTTCGAACTTGTTCGCAGTAACAAGCTCTGGCTCGGTTACAACAGTGGGGACATGGCTTTCAGAGTCCCCGGCCACTACGAACCACGAGAGACTCGTTTCTGGGTTGATGAGCACGGTAACAAGTGGAGAAGCTTTGGCACCATGTGCTGGCTCACCAACCTTGACATTGCAAAGCGACATGAAGAACTGATTTTGTACAAGAAGTACGATCCGGTAGTGTATCCCACTTACGACAACTTCGATGCTATCGAAGTCAGTAAGGTCGAAGAAATACCGCTCGACTACAACGGCACCATGGGCGTTCCAGGCGGGTTCCTCACCAAGCACAACCCTGACCAGTTTGAGATTCTTGGAATTACGAAGACGTGGTGCGGGATGGCATCGAAGAAATACCCGACACAGATTCAAGTTGATGCCGACGGAAACAGGAGCGAAGTATCTAAACTGAACGACGGTGCCGTGCTCAGGTCGCCAAGCCGGCCTACTGGCAAGACCCACTACATCGTCGACGGCAAGTATTTCACTCAGACGTACCCGCGCATCCTGATTCGCCGAAAGGAGCAAAAGTGAAGATCGAACTCCGGGAAATCACGATCGAACAACTGGTCGACGGTTACGAAGACCGGCAGGAATCGGGCGTCGTCGGCTTCGGCGGGAAACTCGACATTCGCCCGCCTTATCAGCGGGAATTCATTTACAAGGACAAACAGCGCGATGCGGTGATCAACACCGTCCGGAAGGATTTTCCGCTGAACGTGATGTATTGGGCGGTGAGAGATGACGGTGGCTTTGAGGTGATTGACGGACAGCAGCGGACGATTGCGGTCTGCCGGTATGTCAACGGCGATTTTTCCATCGGCGACATCTATTTTCACAATCTCCAGGACGATCAGCAGGCACAGATTCTCAATTACAAGTGCATGGTCTATTTTTGCTCGGGCACCGACAGCGAGAAGCTGGAATGGTTCAAAACGATCAACATCGCTGGCGAGAAACTCACCGATCAGGAATTGCGAAATGCGGTCTATCACGGGCCGTGGACGGCGGAGGCCAAGCGGTATTTCAGCAAGACCGGTTGTCCGGCGTCCGTGATCGGCAGTGATTACGTCGACGGCAGTCCGATCCGGCAGGAGTTTCTAGAGACGGCGATTGACTGGCTATCCGAGGGCCAGATCGACAAATACATGTCGGATCACCAACACGACGCGGACGCCAAGCCGCTTTGGGAATATTTTCAGAAGGTCATTGATTGGGTGAAGGCAACGTTTCCCAACTATCGCCGAGAGATGAAGCACGTTCATTGGGGGCCGCTTTATAACGAGTTCAAGGAAAAGAAGCTGAATGCGGAAAAGTTGGCAAAAGAAGTCGCCAGGCTAATGGAAGATGACGAAGTGGGAAAGAAGTCCGGGATTTATCCGTATCTGCTGACGAAAGACGAACGACATCTCAACCTTCGAGCCTTTTCGGATAAGGAGAAGCGCGAGGCATACGAGCGGCAAAAGGGAAAGTGCGTGAAATGCAGGAAGAAGTTCGACATCGGAGAGATGGAGGCGGACCACATCAAACCATGGCACGAGGGCGGGAAAACCAACGCGACCAACTGCCAGATGCTTTGCCGGGAAGACAATCGAAGAAAGTCCGGAAAATAGAGAGAGGCTAGCAGTCGGCTTCTCTCGTGCGCGAGGCCCACCGCGGGCTTCGCGATTTTTCGATGGTGAAGCGTAGCGTCAGACCCTCTCCCCCCCCACCTTCCACCTCTCGCCGCATTCAGATTCCAGGCACACCCGATACTGCACATTGCCCACCGTCCCGTTGCTGCGCGTGCGCAGCGACCCACACTTCGGGCAACGGACCCTGGTCGGGAAGCTGTAAACCTCCCCCTGCCGAGGCTGGCCCATATACGTCCTTTCCCCGCAGCACCTACAAATCCTCCACCCCGGCCCGTCTCCTGACAACAAGTCCTTGCACCCGCACTTTTGGCAGGCGATCTCTCCCTTCTGCTGCACCTCCGACAGCCTGACAGGCTTCTTTTCCCCGCTCACGCCCGCCTCGCCTTCTGGAGGTCGCTCAGCCTGACCGTCCGGCCGGCGCTGCCCGCCGGGCGTCCGATGGCATCCAGCGACATACCCATGCGCGCCGCCGCGACGTGGCAACCCACAAGCACGTCCCACATGTGGTTCTGTCGGCCCGGCTGCACGGTCCATTTCTCGAAAACCTCCCCTGTCTTCTTTGCCTTCGGCGCCGGCCGCTCGCTGGTGGCTTGCTCGGCAAACGCCCAGTGCTCGCGGTTCCCCTGCCCCCACAGGCTCAGAGACCCCCGCCCGCCTGGGGCGGTCCGGATGCGCTCCGCCGTGAAGCTCTTCCACCGGTCGACGTTGTAGACCAACAGCCGGGCGTCACGCTCCCTGGTCAGCACGTGGAACCACCCATCACCCCAATCCCGGCGCGGCACGTTCTGCGGCATCCGGAGTTCCAGTTCCCCGCCCTGTCCCTTGCTGGGCGCCAGGACCGCCGCGTAAGCGCTCCGCCGGCAGAACGCGTACACCGTCCGCGCTTGCCACCCGGAATCTATCAGGCACAGCCCCAGCCGGAGCTCGCCGCCGCCCTCCACGGCCCAGGCCTGCCCGCAAAGCTGCGCCGTCAACGCCTCCAGCGCGGTTGTCAGCGCCGCCTCGGTGCCGCCCAGCCGGACCCGGAGCAGCCGGCGCACCCCGTAATCAGCCACATGCCCCCGGAACCCATCGCCAAACGCCATCACCCCGTAGTGCAACTGCGGCTTGCGGCAGTCGATGAAGGCGGTGAGCAGCGTCGATCCGTGCGGGCAGATGCCCTTTGCCAGCCCGTTGGCCTTGGCCAGCACGTCCCGGGGCTCCAGCGGCGCCTCGTCGCCCTCATACTCGTCGAGCGGCGCGTTCTGGAACTCCGCCATGAAGACCTTTTCGCCGCGGTCGATGAGCAGGTTGTAGGCATGCTGGATTGCCGACAGCTCGTCCGGCTCCCGGCAGTGATCCCAGGAGACCTCCGCCCCCCGGTCCATCTCCGCCTGGTGGGCGCGGTAGAACTCCGTCGCCTGGCGCACGGCCTCGGCCCGGCCGCCCTGTTCGTCCGGCAGATCCTGCCGGCGCAGCTCCGCGTACTGGCCCAGCCAGAGGCTTTCATGCCGCTCGGCCCAGCGCCGGATCATCGGCAGCACATCGCCCTGCCACTCCGGGTGCGCCTTGTGGTCAAGCAGCCGGTCAGCCATGTCCCCCTTGCGGATAATCGTGCAGGCCATGATGGCCGAAAGCTTCTGCGCGTGCCCCGCCAGCCCCAGCACCGCCCCGGTGATAAGCTTTTCCCTGGTCTCGCACTGCGCCGGACTCGCCGCGGAAAGGTCGGTCTGCGGGTCGTCGATGATCGCAAAGTCCGGCCGCACAACTGCCCCATCCACCCGCTTGAACTTCATGCCGCGCAGCCGGCCGGTCAGTCCGAAGCTCTTGATCACCACCCCCGCCGATGGCGCCTCGGGGATGAACGGCAGCACCAGCGCGTCCTTGCGCCACTCGATCTTGGTCGGCTTCCCCTCGGTCGTCTGCCCAGGACAGCGGTGGGCGATGCCCTCCAGCTCGCGGATCGGATGGCAGACCTCCGGAAAATCATCGGCCAGCAGATCGTTCTCCTCGAACTCGCGCTTCAGCGAGTCGATGATGTCGATCCCCGCCCGCTTGTCCGCCGCGATGATCGGGATGAACCGCCGGTGCCCGTAGACCGCCGCCCAGGTTACCGCGCCTTCGATCACCGTGGTCTTTCCGAACCCCCGGAAAACAGCCTCGGCAAACAGCCCACCCTCAAGCACGGCGGTCTGTGTCTTCGCCAGCACGTGCTTGTGATCGTCCGAGAACGGCAGCGGGAAGCTCTCGCGCATGTAGGTCAGGAGGAAGCGCTCCAGGTCCCGCTCGCACGCCTTCCGGCGCTCCGGGTCCTTCACCGCCGGAATCGGCCCGATGTCCCGGCCGTCCGCCCGGCGCTCGCGCATGACCTCCGCCTGCGTGCGCTCGTCCTTGTGCTTGAGCTTCTTCCCCTCCAGCAGCAACCGCCGCAGCCAGGCGATGTAGAACAGCAGGTGTATCCGCCCCTTGGTCCCCAGCCTGTACTTGGTCGATTCCTGATGGTACCGAATCTGCCGCTCGGTGATCGTCCCCGGCTGCACCGAGTTGACCAGCTCGGCGAGTTGGAGCGAAGACAGGCGATCGGCGGGAACGGTGGCCATGCGTCGTTATCCCCTCAGCCCGCCTTGGCCGTGCCGACTTCGGCCGATTGCCGCAACGTCTTCCCGTGGACCACCGCGTTGAACTCCGCCAGCAAGTCCTCCCTCAAGAACTCGAAATGCATGTTGCCGTTGACGAACCACCGGCACCGGACGTACTCGTTGGCGTACTCCCGGCAGGCGCGGTCCTTCATCGCCTGCTTGATCTGCGTCGGCAGGTCCTCAGGGTAGCGGGCCACCCCTTTGCCATCGAGCATCTTGAAGACCGTATGCAGACTCCGGAGAATCTTTTCGCGGTCGTAATTCAGGTGCGGGGCCTCGCCCCGTGCCCATGAGTTGACCATCCAAGTCTTGATCACCTTGCGCCCTATCTCGAAGCGCGCGTTCTTCTCGTTTGTCTTGTAGTGGTCCCAGTTGCCCGGCCGGAGCCATTCCAGGACCTCCGCGCACGCTTCCTTGAACATCTGCGGAAGCTCCTGCATAAAGCTGCGGCAGAGGGCTTCGACGTTCTCTGCGGTGAACTCCGGCACGTCCGCGCGTTCGATCTGCTCTTCGATCTCCTTCCATCGCGTAGCGCTGCACGCCTCCTGCACCTGCATCTTGGCAATGACCCGCCGCCAATGATCTTTCAGGTGTTCCTGCAGGGCATGTTCAAGATCGAAAGTCAGGTCAGAAGCATAGCGCTCGTGCTTCTTGCGAATCTTGACAGTCCTGCAGCACCGTTCCGCGCACTCATGGAGCTCCCGAATAGCCGCAATCCCGGCGTCGTACTCCGCCACCTGGGAGGCAATGGTCTCTCGCGGCGCAAGCGTCGGTGGAATGAAGTCGTAAAAACTCATGGTCTCTCCTCCGTTTTCATGCGTACTGCACCCAACACACCCCGTGCGCGTGAATCTCCAGCGCCATCAGCGCCTTCACCGCCATCCGCAGCGTGTAATTGGTCGTGGACACGTCATCCAGTACAAATACCACTTTGCCCAGGATGCCCCTCACCGCCTTCGTGACCTTGATCTCGGGGTGCGCCGCGAATCTCCCCCGCCGCCGCTTATCCCACGGCTCGGAAACCTGCACGAACGGCACGTCGATGATTTTCGAGAGCTCCCGGCACACCACGTCCATCGGGTGCTCTTTGTCCAGGTTGCGGATGCTCCTCGGCGCCGCGGTGATGGCCTGAATCTTTCCGAAGCGGTCGTTCTTCTCGAAAAACTCCACGAAGTCGGTCAGCATCATTTCCCCGCACGCGACCGGATCGTCCTCCTTGACGTTGATGAAGTCCGCCCAATCCACCGGGTCCATGTACCGCTTGAGCTTCAGCGCGAACGATCCCAGCGACACCCGCTTGAGGTGGAACGGCCCCTTGCCCCGCTGCCGGCCCCCGGTCTCCTCCTCGGTCGCTTCGCTCCCGGCCGGCGCTTCGGGCGCCTTCGGCTCCGCCTCTTTCTCCCCGCCATCGCCCGGAAAGAACAGGCTCGGCCGGATGATCTTCACCGGCAGCCCCGCCCGGCGCGCCCGCTTGATCGTGTCCCACGTCCCGCCCCGATCTTTCTCCGTGAACGCCACCACCAGGTCCGAATCGTCAACGATCCGCTGATTGCGGGCGTAGTAGGCCTTCGTGAACTCGTGCCGCTCCTTGCAGCCGGCCAACTCCGGCAGGTGGCTCACCCACTGGAGCCCGCGCCTTTTCGCGCAGCTCACCGCCGCCTCGTCCACCCCCTTCGCCCCGCCGCTGACAATCGTCACCCCACCCGGCAGATCGTCGATGAACCACTCCACCAACTTGAGCTGCGGAAACGCCCGTGACCCGACAATCCCAACCCTCATTCCCCGGCCCTCCAAACAACTGCACACAGTCTGATGGGTTTGCTCTTCATTTCGCCCCGTACCCATGCCGCTTCAGCAGCCATGCCGTGTACCTCACCAGGTCAACCCGCCCCTTCGCATCCACCGGCGCCCCCGCCCTCACGTCCTGCAATATCAAGTCTTCGGTGATCACCTCTCCGGCCGGCGCCAGGCGCAGCGCCGCCGCGAGCTGCGCCGGTACCAGCCCCACGGCCTGCTCTGCCTTCGCTCTCCCCCCGCGTCGCTTCGCCATTCTCAGATTCCCGGTACCGGCCACTTCACCAGCGGGTTGACCGACTCCCGCCCCTTGCGCGTCTCCGCCACCACCGGTCCCCACTTCCGCCGGAAGGTCGCCATCTGCTCGAGCTCCGCCTCCATCGTCCTGCTCGCCGCGCAGCCGCCCTTCATGTCCAGATGCCCGACCATGTAATGCCAGGCATTGAACCTCAGCACCCGGCGGTACCGGTTCAGCACCTGCAACGAAAAGTCGTAATCTTCCTTCAACGGCAACCGCTCGTCGAAACGGATGTCCGCCTTCACGATGCCCATGAACGGCCCGAGAATCGGCGACAGCAGCGAAAACGGCGAGTACTCCCGATAGAACATCGGGTCGAACTGCTGATTGACTCCCCACAGAACCGTGCCGATCTCCGCCGCCATCCTGAACCCGTGCTCGATGAAACGTTCGATCTCGGCCGGCGACTTTCTCCGCCTTTCCCCGTTCTCGTACCGCGCAAACGCCGTGCAGTCATCATCGGCCATCACCAGCCGCTCGGTCCCCGCGTTGTCCAGGATCCAGTTCCTGACCACCGCCATCCCCCGGCCGTTGGCGCTTTCGGGCATCACGAGCATCCTGGTCTTCGGGTGCGCCCTTCGGTACGCGTCGGCCTCGCTCTTCGCCACGCACAACACCGCCCGCGGGTACACCCTCAAGCTCGGCACTCTCCCCGGCCGGCGGTAGCTCGGGATGAACACCTGCCAATCAGACACGGGTGAGCCTCCGGACAACGGGCCCACCCTTGATCACCCGACCGACACCCTTGCGCATATACCCTGGCCGGCTGTCGCGCGTCTTCACCTGCTTGAGTTCCAGCACCTCCTGCGCCACCTGCCAGTCGAGCGAGTTGTCGAAGTACAGCACGACGTAGTTATGCTCTTCCAGGAGCTCAGCCGTCACCACCACCTCCCCCGTTTCGCCTTTCTCGGGCGCTTTCAACCCCGGCAGCTCGATCCCCTCCAGCCTCAGCGACGCCGACAGGTCCGGCAGCTCCACCTTGAGGTCCGCGAGGATCTCCGCCACCCCGTCCGTGAACTCGCCTTCGATGGCCCGGTTGTTGAGCGCCAGGGCCAGCGCAGCCGCCCTCTTCGCCGGCAGGCTGACCACCACGCACGGCGCGGTGCTGACCCCCAGGTCGACGAGTTCCCGGTGCCGCTGGTGCCCGCTGACAATCTCCCACCGCCCCCGGATGCGGTTCACCACGATCGGCTGCACGCAACCGAACTCCTCGATGGAAGCCCTCAGCCCCGCCCTCGCCGCCGGCTTGATCTCCCGCGGGTTCTTTTCCCACCCCTTCAGCTCCGCCAGTTTCAGCGTCCGCACCTCCGGTTTGCTCTTCACGTCATGGCTCATCCCTCCTTGTGCGTTTTGCTTAAGTTCCTTCCCGCCGCCGCCGATAGATTCCCAGACATCCCAACCCGGGGTCATGGCCTTGCGCCATGTCGGCCGGCAGACCTTGTGCACCGGCCCCGGCGATGCTACACCATCGTCGGCCCGGACTACCCGTTTATCGCAGAACCTTTGCCGCGGGGGCGCTGATTGACCCCAAGAACGACACCAACCCCCGCTGCATCGGGTCGGGGAACACGGAGGTTCCCCGGCCTTGACCTTCGTCCCCCGCCAGAAAAATAACCCAAAAATCCTTGGAGATAGCGACCGGCGCCCTTCTTCGGGGGGGGGTGGCCGGAAGGACCCGTGAGGGGAATCCCCACACGCACATATCACTTTTGCTTGAACCCCGCGAAAGTAAGTTGGCGGCTTGTGTCCGCCAACTTTCCCGGACCGGGTAAAGTTGGCGAAAGTTGGCGGAAAAAGACACACACCTTTAGGTGTGTCTTTTTCGCCAACTTCGCCTACCCGGGTCCGGGAAGGTGGCGGACTGCAAGTTGGCGGCCGAAGTTGGCGGTCGCCAACTTTCTCCGCCAACTTCGAGAATGATATAATCCGGGTCATTTCTCGCCCCCGGTTCTCGCCCTGAAGTGCAGTCCGCCTCCCCGTTCCCCGACCTTCGCTTCGAACAGGCCACAGGCCTTTGGCCCGTCGCTTGCTGACAGTTCGTCCAGGCCGTGGCTGCTGATCACGCCGGCCACCAGGGAGCGCACAGCGTCCCTGGAGAAGTGTTCACGGCCGTAAACGATCTCCACAAGCTCCCGCTTGGACGTCCATCGATCGGTCTGCAGGTAGGTGCAGAACGCCGCGTCATTGAGCGCTTCGGGTGGCTTCTCGCGCACCACCTGCGGCCGGGTTCTCTTCAGGCGTTCGGGGTCGTGTTCGGTTGACTCCCAGAGCGGGTAGTTCCATCGGAGCACGATGGGTTCGGGCTTCGGCCAAGTCCGGGTGACGGCCTCCGCCACGAAGCAATCGGCTTCTTCATGCTCCCGAAGGATCAGGTGGGAGTCGGTCGCCCCACTGATGGCGCCTGCCCCGCGGCCGACCTCGGTGACGGACTTCCCCGCCTGATTCCCTTTCGACGCGTGATGGATCACCACCACGCCCGACCGCTCCAGCGTCGCCGACATCGTGTCGATCTGGTTGTAAACCTGCGCCATAGCGGCGTTGTCATTCTCCGAGCAGCCTTCCGGCAGGAAACGATAGAGGCTGTCCAGGATCACCAGGACCGGCGGATTCTCCATGAGGTGCTGGATGACTGAATTCAGTTCGTCCAGGGGCTTCCATTTGCCTCTGAGCGTTGCGATCATCATGTGATTTTCGACCTCTGGCGGCAACTCCATCGTCTCCCTGACCGCCTTCAGCCTCGCCGAGATCGTTTCTGGGTGGAGCTCGTTGTCGATGATGGCCACCGGACCTGGCGCGCAGAACCAACGGTGGTTGAGCCACGGCCGTCCCGCAACCGCTGACAGTGCCAGGGAATACGCCAGCCACGATTTCCCTATCTTTGACGGCGCAACGATGTTCAGCGTCTCCCCCTGGCGCAGGAGGCCATCGATCACCGCCGGCCGGTAATCGCTGCCGAATCTCGAGCGAAGGTCCGGCAGGCTGTAGAGTCCTTCCTCCCTGGCCTTCCTGGCCAGGGCTTCGGTGGTCAGCCGCTCGGTTTCGAGCCTCAGCCCGTCCGGGCCCAGAATCGCCCCCACGTCGTTGGCGTCGATCTTCATGCCCGGTTCTCCACGGGCGGCGGCGGGATGCACTTCGCGCAGACCTCGCCGCCCTTCCAGCCGAATGCCGGCCAGAACTCAGTCCCTCCGCACTCCGGACACGGTGCCGACGGGTCGCGTGGTACCCGGTCCCCCGCGTACTTCAGGCGTTCCGGAAGCTCCCTGACCCTGACTGGCTGTTCCGCTGGGGTTTCCTGCCCCGTTTCCTGCCCTTCCCGGGGTTCTTCTTCCTCGGTCGGTGCGATACCACCCGCCGGCGAGATCGGTTCCCCTGGGCAATCTATGGCGGCCGGGGACGTGTATTCGTAGGCGGTCACCGACAGCCCGGCCGCGGTGAGCGCCTCCGCCACCGAATCCCGCCACTTCTCTCCGGCCCCGTCCCCGTCATAGGTCACCACAACGAACCTGGGCGCGACCTTCCGGATCCGCTCCACCAGCTTGGCCGGGAACTTCCCCCCCTCGCCCGTTGTCGGCGACGTCGCCGCGTACCCCGCCCCGACCAACGCCAGGGCCTTAAGCTCGCCAGGACACAGGTACAGCCGATCCGGCGTCTGCCAATCCTCCGGCGGCGGCCAAAGCGTCTGCGTCCCGTGTTTGGGCTTGGCCGGCGGGTACGTCCCCAGCGGCGCCCATAGGCACTTGGGGCTTTTCGCCTCGCGCCGGCCTTCCTGGTGGATCTTCACCGCCAGGAGCTCGCCCCCGGGGCCGGTGATGGGGATCACCCACCCCGTCAACCGCCAGGACCGCCATTCCCTGAACCTGACGCCCAGCGCAAAGCCCAGCCGGTACCGCTGGGCCGCCTCGATGGTGATCCCCCGCCTGCCGAGCAGCAAGTGTTCCTGAATCCCCGGGTCAGACATCAGCAGGCCGTGCGCATCCCGCAGCAGCCTCTCCGCCCTGACCTGGTCGACCCGGGGTTCCTGGTACTCTTCATCCCTCCCGACCTTCACCCCGAGCTCGCCTTCGAGGCGGCGGACCGCCTCCGCCGGTGACGCCAGGTGCCATGACCGCATCGCCGCGTCGATCACCGTCCCCGATCCGCACCCTGCCATGCACTTCCAGAACCACACCCCGGACTGGTCCTGCCATACCGACATGCTGCCGTGCGCGTCCTGGTGGTACGGACACCGCAGGTGTGGCCCGGGCTTGTCCCGGCCCAGCACGGCCATCAGCAGCGCGGAGTCGCGCTTAAGGGCGGATAGGTCCATTGGGTGTCCTTCGTGGGCAGGAGGCGTTGACAACGACATGTTGATCTGTACGATGCTTCCAAGGTAAGGAGGTATCACTATGCTCGCGATACTGAGTGCCATGCCGATTCAGGATGCTCCGACCGTAGCGAGTGACACCACTACGCAATGGATCATGGGCATATCGTCTATAGTCCTGGCTGCTGTTGGGATTTTTACCATGATCGCCAACGCCAAACTTGCCGCTCGCACAGCGGAGTTGGCGGAATCCACGGCGAAGCAGGCCCAGGCGACAGAAGGCCAGGCGCGCGCCACTGCCGCTATATTCGCAGCAACACACGTGAACGACCTGCAGAAGCAGGTCGATGACATACAGCGCATGCTGGATGGCGCAGAGAACAATATTCAGTATATGCGAAACAATCCCAACCATTACTTCCCCTCGCGAAAAGAAGAAATTATGGCCTTGGACAGAGATGTATTTGCCAACAGGGTCTTCCCTCAAAGTCGGCACTTGCTGCATTTGGCCATCCGCTACAAGCAGCACCTTAGTCGCTACCATAACAGGCCGGATGTAGCAGCTGATCCAACGCAACTTGATGCTGCGCGTTCCCTGTTGCCGGAGATAAAGGAGACCATTGTGCAACTTAGACAACTCGTCGCCAGTCTCACAAAGCATGTTGAGGATGGTACCAATTAGCATTGGTTCTCGCTTTCCGCCTTCCGTGTGACCAATCCCCACTTGCCGTTGTCCCTCTCGATCTCCACCGGCGCCACAAGATGCGGCTCGCCGGCCAGCATGCGACGTGACCACACGTCGATAAGCCCCATCGCGTCGAGGGCTGCCGCCGGGATCTCGCCGCTTTCGATCTGGGCCAGCGGCCGTTCCTCGAATGGCACACCCTGGGCCGTCAACTCCGCCTTGCGTTTCTGACAGGCCTCGCACATCGGCATGGTGTAGAGAATCCTTTTCACAGCCGCGACCAGTCCACGTGAAGCTGTCCGCCAACCCCCACCAGCGCCGGGAACATCCGCTCCGGCGGTGCTGACTCCACCGGCTCCGCCGCCGGCGCGGCCGATATCCGTCCCGCCCCGTCGATCGGCGGCCACCTGTTCCCCTTTACGATCCCCGACAGCGCAGCGATAAGGTCCGCCGCGAATCCGAAGCGCAGCCCATCCGGTCTGTCCGCCACGGCCCGCAGACACGTCCGCCACCCCGCCGGGATTGCGCCTCTCGCCCTCTCGATGCCGCTCCGGAGCGCCGCGCACTGAAGCTCCGTCGCCGGCTTCAGTCTTTCCGCCTTGGCGATTGTCTTCCTGCCCCCCATAAGCCCGGCCGCGTCACACGCCACAACCAGGCACCGGATCACCGATTCGATCCACGCCAGTGCCACGGGGATGTTGGCTTCGCGCAACCGCTCCGCCGCGACCATCGGGTCAATCGGCCCCTCCCATTCCGGCTTTTCGGGCGGCTCCCCCAAAGCCTCCGCGTACCCCAACTGGAAGTTGCCGAACAGGTCGTGCGGATCGTAGAACGTCGCCTCGCCCTTCCCCGGATGGCTCCGGAGCAATCTACCGATCTCCTGGACGAACCGGACCCGGCTTTCGACCTGCCGCCTCAGCAGCAGCCACCGCAGCCAGGGATAGTTCGCTCCCTCGGCCAACAGGTTCACGTGAACCGCGCACCGCAACGCGCCGTCCCGCAGCTCGCGCAACACGCGCCGCCGGTCCCTGGGCATCAGCCGGGAGTGAATCGCCTTGGTCGGCACGCCCTGGCCGTTCAGGTAGGCCGCGAACCCTTCCGCGTCCTCGATGTCGGTGGCATTGGCCAGCCCCGGCCCCTTGGCATCGCGGACCAGGTCCAGGCACGTCCGGTCAAGCCCATCCACCGCCTGCGCGTGGACGATCCGCCAGGGGCACACGACTTCGTCCGCCTGGGCCTCCGCCACGCCATAGCGATAGATCAGCCGGCCGAAGAGGCTGATGGCCTCGCACAGGTCCGACCTGAACGGCGTCGCCGTCAGGCCCAGCGAATGCGCCGGCGAAAGATTCTTAAAGTCATCCAGGATCGTGCTGCATTCTGTTTTGTGGCACTCGTCCGCGATCCACAACGCCACCCTGCGCCCGGCCGCCTGGAGCTTTGCCGACAGCGCCGGCACGCTCGGGATGCAGCAGACCACGATGTCGCCCAGCCGTTTTCTTCGGCCGTACCACGTCCCGATATGCCGCGCGAACCCGCACCGCTCGCGAATCGCGGCAAAAAGGTCTTCGACAAGCAGTTCCGTGGAGGTGCTCACCACCACCACCTCGCCGGGTTTCAACTCCACGGTGGCGCAGACCTCGCGCACCAACAGGCTCTTGCCCGCTCCCATGATGGCGCTGACCACCGCCGGTTCCGGAACTTCGGCCGCGTAGTGCTTCACTACGGCCTCGAAAGCCGCTGTCTGCCACTTCCGGGGAGGGCAGAGCGGCCAGGTGGGGGCGGCGAACTTCAGCATTCGCTACAATTCCTGTACCGTGTAGCCACGGGTCTTGAGCTTCGCCACGGTCAACGCTTCGTTTGTGGCCGCTTGCCGGTCATTCAACAGCAGTTCCCAAGCTTCCGCTTCAGTAGAGCCGACAAGCAGCTTGGTCGTTACCCCACCGATGCAGATCGTCCCCCCTGGCGTCACCGGCGCGAACCGTTTCGGCTTTTTGAGACTCATGGTCTTCTCCTTCCGTTCAGCCACGGCAATCATGCGCTTAAGAGCTCCCGGCAAAGGGCGGCGGCGGTGAGCACCGGAACCGCGTTGCCGATCTGTTTGACCTGTTTGTCGCGACACCCTCCGAATATGTAGCCAGCCGGAAAGGACATGGCCGCGGCCAGCTCGTGGGGCTGTAGCATCCGGAACGTAATATCCAGCCGCTCCCCGGATACGAGCCCGTAGCGATCCTTGGTCGTCAGCGTCGCCAGCGGTTCCTGGATCGACCGCGCCCCTCCCTGCCCGTGGTACTTGATCAGGAACGGCTGCACGATCCCGCCTCCGCCGCGGCCGGCGGTCACGGTCTGCAATGGGCTGTCTATGCTCCTCGGGGCGTTGCCCCGGTAGTAGCCTTCTGGAGGCAGCAAGAATGGACGGACCAGCCCGTAACGGTTCGACGTGTCTTGAACCGGGAGGGGCAACTCGATGTCATGCACCCGGCCGGCGCCATCGGAGCGGCCGGCGTGATTGCCCTGATAGCGCACCAGGAACGGCCGAACAAGCGCGATGTGGGCAGGACTCGTAGTCACGGTGGGGACCGGAGCGTCCACGCTGCGAAGGCCCCGATTGCCATAGATCATTACCAGGAAGGGCTCGGCGGCCGAGCCCCAGAATCTCTCGATGCCGGCGGCGATCCGCTCCAGCGTCCGCGGCGCGAGTGGATGCTTACGGCCGAAGACGCTGCGGCCCGGGAGCGACCAGTCGATCACCTCGCTTGCCGACCGCCAAGGCGGCAGCAGGTCGCCAGCCCTACAATGCGTCGGGGTTGGCCACGGCACCGGCCGACGGCCCCGCACGGCGGCGATGAACAGCCGCACCCGACTGGTTGGGTCGCCGTAGTCTGCCGCACACAACAGGCGGTCTTCAACCGTGTAGCCGAGCGATCGCAGCGCCGCAAGAAATGCGCGGTAGGTCTCGCCCCGACGCGACTTCAGCGGCTTCCCGTCCGAGCCCAACGGCGCCCAGTCGCGAAACTCGCGGACGTTCTCGATAAGAACCGACTTCGGCCGGCAGACCTCCACCCACCGCAGCACGCACCACGGGGTTGAGCGCTTCTGGTCGCTACGTGGCTTGCCCCCCAGAGCATTGCTGTGGTGCGTGCACTCCGGGCTGGCGGTTATCAGGTCGATGCGCTCGCGGCCAATGACCGCTCGCGGGTCAAGCCCGGGAACCTCGATGCCCAACTCGGTCACAACGGGCTGCAGCGTCCCGCAGATGTGTCGTGCATCTGGATGGTTCGCCGCATGGCTCTCGATGGCCAACGGCCAGTGATTGATGGCGGTCAGACGCAGCCTGCGGCCCAGGCCGGAGGCCGCCAGTTGCAGTCCGGTCGAAGTTCCTCCTGCACCACAAAACAGGTCAATAGCACGAATCTCCCTCCTGCTATCGATCATGGCCGTCTTTCCTCCACCAGCACCCGGACCTGATAGCTCCCGACGGTCTCCTGCCGATACGTCCACGTGATCCGCTGATCGCCGTCATCCACCCCCAACGCCTTGGCCACCCCATCGCGGACGTGCTTTGCCGAGGTGGCAAGGTTGTCGTCATCGAGCCAGCCCTTGCCGAATCGCGTGATGGTTACCGTCAATGGCAGCCGTGGCCGGCCGCGACGATGAATCTCGTTCGCCGTCAGCAGCAGCGCAGCTTCCCGCTGCCGCTTCGCGCGTCTTGCCCGCGAGCCCCAATGCTCGCGCTCATTGGTCTCGCTGACCAAACGGCAAGGCCACGTAAAATCGAACATGGGGAACTCTCCAGGAGAAAGAAGCAAGGGGCGGGTGGTTGGTTGCCACCCGCCCCTGCACGGTCAGTACGGAATGCTGGCCGATTCCTTGGCCTTGGCTCGCACCTTCGCCCAATCCTCGGGCGTGAACGCCGCTTCGTCCTTACCCGGAGCAGCCTCCTGTAGGAGCGTCGGCCAGAACCCTTCGGCGTCTTCCGGCCTGGCGGACAGCAGCTCCGCCCAGGCTTCCTCGCGCGTGCATCCGGTCGGCTTCTTGGCCGGTGCTGCCCTCGATGCCGGGGGCTTGGGCGCCCCTGTCGGTCTGGGCGCGGGCGCTGGCGTACCCCCTGCCATCGCCCGGAGCTTCGCCCCGAGCCGCGTCTGCAACGTCCGCCGCATGGTCGGGTCGGACTTCGGCAGTTCCCCGCTTCTCCCCTCGTACCCCTCGGGGTTCAGGTACTTCACCTTCAGCCGGTCCCGGCCGTTGTAACTTTCGAAGTCCAGTACCACCTGGACCACCACGCGCGACAGGTCCGCGTCCTGGAGCCACATGATATCCCGGCCATCCCACCCCAGGGCCTGCCGCAACGCTTCGATGCTGAAGTTGTTCAGCCCGCCGTCCCGGGTCTCCAGGTAGTGCCAGCCCGTGATCTCCATCTGCTCGCCGCGGATATCGGCCCACCCGTCCTGAACCATCTCTTCAATCAGCGCGTACCGGACCACCGCGCAGGCCAGCTTGTTGTCTCCCTGCTCCACCACCCCAACCCCGGCGATGGCAGCCTTGAACGTTCCGGCTCTGTTTGCGAACGCCATGAGAATCAGGCCCCCTTTCCGGCCGCAACCAACCCCAGCGCGTCCCACAGCGCCGGGGAGAACTTGTCCAACGGCAGCGGGTCGGCCAGCTTCCGACTCTTCGCCATGCAGTGCGGCAACTCCACCGGCCAAATCGTCCGCGTGCCGCTTCCCTGCCCCTTGCCTTCCTTGTCCACCGCCACGTCGTACCCCAGGAACAGCAGGTCATCGAGCCACTCGCGCAGCCTCAGCCGGATCGACGCCTTGCCGCTGTTGGGGCTCTGCAACCTCGGCTCGTAGCGGATCCAGTCCTCGCCGGCCGGGTTCGGCACGTTGCTGGTACAGTCGTGGCAGACCAACACGACGTTCCGCCCGGCCCGGACGTGCTGGTCGAGGTCCGCCAGGAG